CACTATCTCTTGGATTTATAATTAAATCTTCACCAAAATTATCATGCGACCACAATCGTATCTGCGCTCCTGATACTGTAACCGATGCTGCATTACCCCATCCAACAAAATCATTGGCAGAATCTTCATTACCCACAGCTAATCTAACAAGAGTATTGTCATCGTGAGCAACGGCATCCGTGCCACTATGTCCACGAGTTACGGTCATTGTATTGTCATCTGTGGTTGCCGATACAAGCATAAGTTCGTTATCAACTAAGATAACATCATTAGCTGTGTTCATACCCGTTTCATTATCTACATCAACGGCAGTTTCGCTATTATCTAAGGCTTCGTTGAGTTGTGTTGCTAAAGCACCAGATGTCGTACCACTCCATTGTCCTGCACCCCATCCAGTTCCACCAACTGTAACGTCCAGACCTGTGTTTATTTGATATGTGCCAACAACACTACCGCCACCATTACCTGTATCAGAGCCATTCGCCGCAACAGAAGATATAATTGTATAAGAGTTAGAACTTATAATTGATACAATTTTATATTCTATGTTTAATATTGTGGCTGTTATTGTACCACCTAGCGTGGCTGCGCCAGAAAAAGTTACAAAATCATTTTCGTTTGCTCCATGAGCAGGATCTATAACAGTTAATATTGTTGATCCGTTGGTTGCAGAAAAAGTTACGTCACCCGCTGATGTGGTGTTTCTTATAGGTGTTATATCATTAAATGTTTGACCTTCTTCTATATAATACTTGAGATGTGTACCGATACCCATAAAATCAGAACCATCAAGAGCAACCCAATTATGTAATCGTCTTGCTGATCCTTGATAAGTGTTAGGGCTATATTTAGACCAACCACCAATCTTTTCTGGAAAACCAAGTCTAAATCTAACCTTATCGCCATCGACAAAACCACCCTCATTACTATGAGATGTAAGATCTGATATAACTCCTGGTCTAAATTTTAAACTTTGTATTGGCATTACGCTGTACCTCCAGTTAAAGAACCACTGCCACTTGATGAAACATTACTAACACCTTGAATTGATTTACCTGATGCGCCTCCAGATGCGCCACCTGCGCCATTAGTAGGAGCAGAAGAAGGAAAACTTACTGATGTGCCGCTACCATTACTACCCGTAGAACCAGATGAACCTGCGGCACCAAAAGCTCCACCTGCACCGCCTGCTCCACCAGAGCCTGCATTATTAGAACCAGATCCAGCACTACCTGCTGATCCTGCTGACTGATTGTATCCTTGACCTACACCACCAGAGCCTCCAGAGCCACCCGTTTGTATTGCTAAACAAGTACCAGAAACTGACATAGACAAAGTATTATAATAATAATTTTTTCCATTTGAACTAGTTCCATAACCAGTAAAATATGTTGTAGTTGAAGCTGTTATGTTTGCTGTTCCACTATTACTTCTTGATGTACCAGCACTAGAAGTACTTGTGCTTACTGATACCGTAGGTGTTCCATATCCGCTTCCATAAGTAGAACTAATACTAGCAGAAACAGTATAAACACCTGTTATGTTTGTTTGAGCAGATATATAAATTGGACCTCTATTTGCACAAGCTCCATCAAAACCAGCTCCCGCACTCCCAGAATGATTTATATCAAACTGTGCAGGATTAATCCCACGACTAAATTGTGCATTTATACCACCCCATAATCTATCAGAAACAACTCCTGCACCATCTAAAGCACCAGCACTTGTATAAATTGAGTTTAACCAACTTGGTTTATTGTTTTGTGGAGTAGAAGTGCCGCCGCCACCTTCATCTACTAAATTAGAGAATGTAGCATTAGCTGTATAAACACCACTACCTCCCGTGCCTCCATTACCACCACCACCACCACCAGCTTTAATTGTACCATTATTAACTAACGTAACTGATACACTACCATCAACCTGTAAGGCGTTACCACCTGCTGATGATGCAGCTCCTCCCGCACCTTCTATACTACCATTATTAGTAATAGTAATTGTGCCTGCACCTGTGCTATCTATTTTTAAAGCTGGAGCTGAAGAACTTGTTGCTCCTACTGTTTGTGATGCATTTATCACTATTTCTTTTGGGTAATTCACTGCAAAATCGTCACCAAAAACACCTACACCACTTTGATCTGTAGCAGTCGATGAGTAAGTCTTTCTAAATGCTCTTGCTTGTCCATAAAAATCATTTATAGATAAAGGACTACTATTAGCACTAGTTGGTATATCCGCAGACAAATTTGTAGCTGTATTATTATCTGCATTTGCTCTAACTAATGAGCCGCCTCTATAATAATCATTCAATACAACAGGATCAGATGAGCCGTTATTATACTCATCTCTTATATTAGCTAATGATATTGTACCACTAGATTGTAGTGTCATTATAAACTTGTTCCAAATGCTGTTATATTATTAGCGGATGTTACCGCACCATTAGACCCTAGCTTAAATACTGTTGTTCCATTATACTTAAATAACAATTCATTATCTCCAGCATCTAATGATATTGCCCATTTACTTGATCCAAATAGTATTGCATTACCATTAGTATCTAAATTACCTCCAAGTTGAGGTGTTGTGTCTCCTAATAAATCTGTAGGAACTGTTGCCACATTTGCATTTGCACCCGTACCATCTGCAAAAACTATGGCAGATGTGCCAGTAGCTAAAGCTACGGTAGTTCCAGAGCCTCCACCCTGTTTTACTGTAGCTGTTTGATTTGTTGTATTTTTAATAAAAAACCATTTTTGTTGATCGTTGGGATCTATCAGTAAATTAAAACCACCAGAGGGCGAGCCAGATAAGATTAAAATTTTGTAATGACCCTCTGACAAAGTGCCATCACTTGTGCTTACAGTTTTATCTCCAGATATAGTTAGAGTAACAAGACCATTAAGTGTTCTATCTATTATATCTAAATTGTTATTGGTTGTAGTACCCCAAGCTCCCGCTTGTTCTCCAGCACCTATTTTTTCTATGCCACCATTTGATGTATATGTACTTGCCATGTTTACCTCACGCTTCTATCTCTGTCCAAGTCTCTGACCCAGATGGAGTTACTGTTGTCCAACTTTCTGTACCACTTGGTGAAATGGTTGTGTATTCTTCTTCTGTAGCACCTGCATTAATATTCTCAAACAATAAATCACCACTAGATGTCTGTGTCGCATTTAAATTTGTTGTTGCAACACTTGACCCTATCATAATACCATTTCCAGTTTGTGTAAATGCACTACTCAAAGTAGCTTCAGTAAAGTTTACTATTTTTATGTCTTCAGTAGTCTGTGTAAAAAAAGAACTGATATCTATTACACCACTGGCTTTAGTATTTACTTCAGTAGTTTGTGTAAAATTACCGTTTAAAGAAACAGTACCTACAAGCGTTCCAACTCCTATACTAGAGCTTGTAGCAAGAGCGTTCATCTCTGCTACACCAAAACGTACAATGCCTCCTACATCAGCAAAAGGGGCTTCAGCAATGGAGGCATGACCTAACATTAATCAGCATCCTCTATTGTAAGCATGCCATCGTCTACTTTAGCTTGTATGTCATTAGGTAAATTATCTTTATTTGATCTTAACCAATCTTGAAAAGGTGGATGTTTAGCAACACAAAAAACTCTAGTTTTACCATCATCATCAACTCTTTTATAAAAATCTACTCCACTATGAGTATAACCTACGCCATATATCATAATTCTGCACTCCATGCTAAAAACGCTGATGTATTTTCCACTCTTAAAAAAGCACCATCACCACTTGTAAATCCTGCTCCACTTGCAGTTAAGTTAACAAATGCCGAGTCAGACATAAAATCACCAGAAGTTGGAACAGATGTACCATTTGCATCTGAAGTAACTCTTACTGAATAATGACTTGCTGTACCACTCTGCTCAAAGGCTGTCGGAGCATCTCTCATTAATTGTGGAAATCTTATAAGAAAAGCACCAACAGTACTTCCATCCATGTTTCCAGTAGCAATGCTTTCATTTGCACCGATACCACTATTTATGTATCTTGGTGTTCGGTAATAATACCTTTGACACAAAGCTAGTTCTTCCCCAAATGACCTATGCTCAAATGGTGTGGCTTGTGAGCCTACTTCCATTTGTAAACCTGTAATTTTAATATCATTATCAGTGCTATCAAAAAAAGAACCAATACCAACTGCTCTCATGTTATCACTAGATTGTCTTGACTGCCATGTATTTGCAGAATAAGTACCACCAGTAAAATCAGAACCTGCATGAAGGAAAAAGGTAACAGCTATACTTAAAGCATTATCATCATTAAGAGTGCCTGTAGTATCTCCTGCAAATGTTAAAACATGACGAGTCCAACTTGTTGTTGTAGTAAATTGTTGTGTATTTACTCTGTTGTTATCTCTGTCATCTAATTCACACATAAAAGTAAATGCTTTATTTGTTTTCATATAAAATGAAACTGTTACTTTTTCTGCATCAGATGTTCCCTTTTTTAACTGTTGTAAATCTTGACCTTCAATCTTGTAGTCTATCTTTAGTACCTCACCTGCTGCAATAGAGGTATCTGCTGTGGTGCAATCCAAATGAAAGGCATTTGCAAATCCGGGTAAGTCAGTTACTGCAACTTGGGCAGTTGAAAACCTCCCTGCACTAGTAGCACCAACAGACATTTGCCATCTATCAACAGTAGTATATCCGGGAGCAGAACCCCCTAAACCTGTAGATGAAGTACCTCGTTGGGCAACTTGACAAGCACCATTAATTATCATATTTCTTCGCCCACCAATCTGTGAATTGGTTAGGACTTCACCCATCTTTGCTAATTCTGCTGCTTTGGTCATGCTAAGTCTCCATGTGTAAGCGTATAATTATGAATTGCATCAACATAAGAACCTGCATATGCAGAAAATTCATAAGTTGAAGTGCTTGTAGTTACACTTTGACCTTGTTTTAACCCAAGTCCTGCTGTTGAATTAAAATCATTACCTGTTGTTCCATTGGTATACCCTTGTGCTGCATAATTAACAGTTGCAAAAACACTTGTAACTACTATACCCATTTTACCTGTTCCAACATCTGTAATACTTGCTAAATTGAAAGAATCATCAGCAGAAGGTGTTGATGCCATTGTAAAATCTGCCCACGATTTTGCTGTTCCTTGATTAACAGTAGCCATTGGCACTGAATTATTACTACTTGCATCTGTTAATGTGTTTACTCTTAATATACTAGCCATTATGCAAGGTCTCCATGTGCTGTAAAAGACATTCTATAAGTATCAAACCAAGAGGCAGACACACTTACCCTAGAACAACGTATATCTGCTCTATCAAATTCATCTGTTGGTTGGTTAGCATAATAAATTTCATCATAGGAGCTATTATTTTGCCCACTCATTGTTACAACATTTGTACTGCTGGTGGAATTAGTATAAACACACTCAAATTGTCCAGTTGTTACATCTACAACAGAACTTACATTAAATGATTGTAAAATAGAGGGAGTTCCCCGACAGCTAATTTTACCCCAAGCCTTTGTTAATCCTTGTTGCAGATTAGTTGTTGTACTATTGCCTTCACCTGTAACGTCTATGCTACCTGCTGTGGTTACACCTGTGAGTGTATCTACTTTTAATTGTGATGCCATTATGCTAGGTCTCCATGTAAGGTTACACCTATACCTGCTGTATCAACATAACTACCACCATCATTCTGAGTAGTTATAGGTAAGTTACTTGTGTCTGTTCCATCATCTTCTTCTTGACTTACTATAATAGCTCTATCATCTGAACCATCTTGTCTAGCCATAGATGTATAGCTATAATGAACATTATTCATATTATTTGAAAAATTTATAATGTGTCTACCTGTACTTGTGTCTGTCATACTACCAACATTAAAACTATCTTGCACCATACTACCTGCTGACTGTGTTCCATCTAATTTTACCCAAAGTTTAGCCAACCCTTGCGTAATATTAGTTGTAGTATCACCACCCTCACTAAGAGATGTAGATGTGTTGTTTATTTTTATGGTAGTTGTATTAGGCAAAGAAGGACCGCTTGACCCTGCTTTATCTACAATGGTATCTACATTTAATTGACTTGTCATACAATACTCCAATATCCATTAACAGTGACTGTTGCACTTTGCGTTATAGGACCACCACTTACACCATTCTCATCACTATCTATTGTAATGTCTGCACTGATTGTCTGTCCATTTAATCTGATGATTGAGTTGTTACCTTTGAATGGGTATCTTGTATCAGCTTCGGACTTTGTATAAGAGTTGGCTACAGTAAATACATCATAGACAACCATTTCTACTATATCATTCAAACTCGCTGCTTGAACCAAGACCATAGTTGTACCCGTTGTTGCCGTATAGTCATCACCCGGCACTAACAATATTCCGTTTTGATATACATCCATGTACAATGTATCATTGTAACTTAGTACAAGTGAGTTGGCATCCGATCCACTGAAAGAAGTTTGTCCAGCCGTGGCTTGATACTGAAATCTACTTCTTACACCAAAATTTTCTGATC